TGTCGATGGTCATGTCTGTGCTCAAATTCACGATCAGATTATTGTCAGAGTTCCAAAGTCAGAGGCTAAGCAGTGGCAAAAGACTGTGCAGTTCTTGATGGAAAATGTTTACAAATTGTCGTTGCCTTTAAAAGCTCCGGCTGAAATCTCAGGAGATTTTTATGAAGGACACTAATTTAATAGGAACGAGAATAACTCTAAATGAAGTAGAGAAACAAACTGCCGTGATATTGGCAAGAAGTAGAAAAAAGAACAACGCAGATAACGGAATGAAATCAAAAATAACTGTTGATTATGATGTTAATAAGGCAGAGCTTGAAGGAGTAGCAGGAGAACTAGCAATGGCAAAATTGCTAAATGTTTACCCAGACTATACTATCTACACTAGATCATCTCGATGTGGCACAGAGCCTTATGACTTATTGTTATCAAATGGGACATGTGTGGATGTTAAGACTACTTCACATTACAAGGGAAAACTAATAAACCCAGTTCATAAAAATATTACAGCAGATTTATTTGCGTTGTTGGTATTAGTTAATAGAGATGAGTGGTGGACTCTTGAGTTTAGAGGATTTTTTGAACAGCACAAACTTCATGTAGAAGAACGTAAAGGAACTTTACCTAATCAGAATACTTTAAATTATATAGCTACTCAAGATGAGTTAAAAGAGTTAAAAGACGTAGAGGTTACATATGAAACAATTAATCAAATGGATAGTTGATTTCATAATCTCATTCCTAAAAGACATGATGTCAAAAACCAAAATTAAAAAACTGGAGGAGGAAGTGAAAGATGCAAGCCAAAAAGCAGATGAGGATGTCAAACATGCTAATAAAGGTTATGATGATTTCATGGCTAAGTATAATGCCTATAAGTCAGACCTTAAGCGCAGAGGATTGTCAACCGTGCGTACAGATGCTAGAGAACTGCGTGGAAGTAGCGAAGGATCAGAAAAAGGCGATAGAAAGTCAGAAAGTAGTGATAAAGAAACAAAAGAGCTTGATAAATGAACAGAAAAAGTATATAGTAAAAAAGGAAGCAGACGCATCATTTAGTAAAATACTCAACGGAATACTAGCTGTATTGACAATATTGGTTATGTTATGATAATAAAACTAAGTAAATACCACCTTAATAAGTGTGAAAAGTTTGCAGATGACCAACTAAAAGGCTCTGCAAAACTTTACGCATATAGAGGAGAATCCTCCAAACTAAAAATGAGAGAGGATATTATCATAGGCAAACTAGCTGAAGTCGGAGCTTGTAAGTTCTTTAAGTCTAGGAAACCAGACTTTACTATCTATGAAAGAAGTAAGAAGTCATATAGTGCAGACTTGAAGTTAGGAAACATGAGGATTCATGTTAAGAGTCAATCTAAAGAATCAGTTAGAAAGTATGGTCACTCTTGGTTATTCCAGAGGTCAGACCAGATAGTTAGAAA